CCGTCGATAATGCACAAAAACAGGCCCCCCTACGGGTCCTTTCCTGGCTCTGGAGGCCAGCGCGCGGCCTATGGCATGGCGCGATTTTAGCGCGCCGGGTGGGTGGGGTGTCGTCGTCATCATGTTTCGCGGGAGGGTGTCGTGGTGAAAAAAAAGGCCGCTCGCAAAACGCCAGTTCGCCCGCGCCAGAAGGGGACGAAGAAAAAGGCGGCTGTCGATCGCCCGCCGCCGAATGTCGCGCGGACGTGGGCGGAGTTGGCTCGCGAGCTGGGAATGGAAGGACGGGACCCCGTGCGGGTGTTGCAGCGGATGGGGACGCGGCCGGATTTTCCGGGTCGGCCTGGTTCGCCGGGGAGAAGGGATGGGCATTTTCCGGTCGAGGAAATCCGCGTGTGGATGGCTGGGATCCGGTCGGCTGTTGAGGACGTCGACGACTCGGAACTGGCGGCGATCAATAAGCGGGTGCGATTGCTGGAGCTGGAAGAAAAGGAAGCAGCGGCTTCGTTGCGTCTCCAAAAATTAGCGGACGTCGACGACGTGGGGCAGTTCTGCGAGCAAGTGGTGAATAACGCCAAGGCCGTGTTGGGCGCGTTGGAGGATGAAGTCGTCGCGTTGCTGCCTGCGGGCGTTGGGGTCAAGGTTAGGCAATCGGTATACCGAAAAGTTCAGCAGTTGCGCGACACTGCGCTTGACGAACTTTGCCGCCTGACGACAGGCGACGACGACGAAACCGAAACGCCTGACGAATGATCTTCGACGCTCTTACTCGATTGCGGCGGCGCGTCTCTCGCGCGTGGCGGCCGCTGGTACGCGTGCCTCCTGATGAATGGTGCGAGGCAAACGTGCGCATGTCGTCAGAGCACGAAGCGGCGCGGGGGCTGTACGATCTGACTGACCGGCCGTGGTGGCGTGAAGTGTTGCGCGCGGCGGCTGATCCGGAGACGCGGACGATTACGATTCCAGCGTCAACGCAAGTCGGCAAGACGTTGACGCTTTGCGCGTTGATTCTTTTCTTGGCAAAGTACATGCCGGCGTCGGCTCTGGTTGTGCTGCCGGATCAGCGGGCTACGATTGAATTTCGTGATCGGCTTTACTCGTTGGCGAAAGAAAGCGGCTTTCAGATTCCGCCTGAGTGGCGATGGAATTTGCGGTACTTGAACATCGGCGGGATGCGGGTGTACTTGTCCTGGTCTGGCAGTAAGCAGGGGCTGCGTGGGCGGCGTTGCAAATATGTGTTCCTCTCCGAACTGGACGTCTACAGCGCGAATCACAACGCTGGCGATCCTGTTGAGAGTGCAGCCCAGCGGGTCAAAGCGTTCCCGACTCACTTGATTTTTCGTGAGTCGTCGCCGGTCCCCGAGCCGTCGCGGATCGACTCGTTAGAGCGGCAGACGGATCGGCGGCGATGGTATGCCAAGTGCCCAGTGTGCGGGCTGTATCAGGAGCTGCGGTTTTTCGTCCACACGGAAGGCAAGCACAAAGACCGCGGCGGCGTGGGCGGGTTGTGCGACGAGTCCGGCAACTTCGTCGATCCTGACGAGGCAAGAAAGACGGCCCATTATGTTTGCATTGCCGGATGCAAAATTACCGACGATCGTAAACGGGAATTCGTCACGAACGGAAAATGGGTGCCGGCTGGTTGTTCGATCAGTCCCAAAACTGGCAAGGTGATCGGCACGCCGAAACGTGGGCGGCGCGACGTTGGGTTTCAGTTGTGGGCAGCTCACAGCAATGCCAAGTGGGGAGACATCGCGGCGGAGTATTTGAAGGCCCGCATCGGCGGATTGCTGCCTGAGTTTTTTCAGAACTGGCTCGGTCGATCGCACAAAACCAAGGGGTCTATGCCGACTTGGCAGGAGTTGGCCAAGCGGCTGTCGTGCGACTATTCCATCCGCGGCGTTGTCCCTGCGGATGCGTGGTTCTTGACGGCGTCGTGTGACGTGCAGGAAGAGGAAGTTTATTGCGTGGTTCGGGCGTGGGGCCACGCCAAAAAGTCCTGGTTGATCGACTGGTTTGTCTTCGACCGTGAAGCCGGCGACGAAACGGACCTGGTCAAGTCGGACCTGTTGCAGCTCAATGCGGCCGTGCTAGACAAGTGGTGGCCTGTCGACGGGAAGAACCCGCGGGGGCGTACGCAGATGCAGGTCGCGTTGCTGGGAATCGACGCGAAGTATCGGATCTTGGACGTGCATAACTGGATCCAATCCCACGGGGCGTCGGCCCGGATCCGAGCCGTGCAGGGCGACGGTTCTATGTCGGACGAACGCTACAAGGAAAGCCTGGTTACCGAGTCGCGCCGCAAGAACAAGGACGGCAAGAAGACCCAGTACGCCGGCGGGTTGCAACTCTGGTCGATCAACTCTCTTGCCTATCGTCGCGACTTGGCCAACCGATTCCAGGCACCTGCGGACCATGACGGCGCGTGGTTGCTGCCGGCCGGCATCGAGGAAGAAGGCCGCTTCTACTTGGAGCAATTGGTCAACGAACCGCCGACGATCGTCAAGCGGAAAGACGGCCGCAAGAAGCTGGAGTTCCGCGAACGTGACACCACCATCGGTCACGATTACTGGGATTGCGAAGTCAACCAAGTTTGCCTCGCCGATATGTTTGTCGACCAGTTACCAGGCGCCCCTGGCTGGGATTCACGCAAGTGGTCCAAGGCCGACAAGCACCGGCCGAAGCCCCGCAACACGGCCGCCGCTGCGAAGCAATCCCGCGCCGCTCGGTAATTCTTCCTGACCGGTTTGTAGATTTTACGCGGTTGTTTCGGCTGCGCGTCGTCATCGTGATTGCGCGGCGAGCGGGAAACCTCTGTAAAGATTACAAGCTGGACTGCCGATAGCCACGGATGACACCCGATCCGAAGCTACCGCACCGCAAGGATTTTTTATCGTGGCCAAAGCCAGACCAAAGCCTCCGCAGAACATCGACTTTGACGGCGACACAGCGACGGCCGAAGCGGCCACGGACAGGCCAGTGGCTAGCGCCCTACCGCTCACGGAAGAGCAACCGGCCGTCCTGATGTGCCAACGGTGTAACGTCGCCTGCGAGCCCGTCCCGCGGTCCCGCGGGATGTACCGCTGCCCCGAATGCGGCTGGCGGCACAAGCCGTTCACCGAACTCCGCAAGCAGCAAGAACGCCGCCGAGCCGCCATTGTCCAGCAGTCCCGCGCCGCGAGGTAACCCCACACCGTGGCCCAGACAGTCGCACAGATCGAAGCTCGGCTCACCAAGATCCGCACCGCCATCGACGCCATCTTGGACGGGCAGGTCGAAGAGTTCGAGCATGAAGGCGGAGACCGGGCCAAGATGCTCAAGTTGGCCGACCTCCGGCGGCTCGAAGAGTCCTACGAAAAGCAACTACTGGCCGCCCAGCGGCGCGGCGGCCGGTTCAAGAAGATTTACAGGCTCGGGCTGTTGATTGTCTTCAGCCTGGTCAGTCACAGCAGCGAGGCCGCAATGCACAGCACGATCGTCACCGGATGCGGCGTCACGACTCACGAGGTCACCACCACGCCGCAGGCCACGGGGATCAGCACCACGCCCCGGCGATCGCCCGCCAAAGCCTATCACCCGCCCTACGTCGGCGCCGCGCTGAACCGCTTGAACGCCGACTTCCAGCCGCCCCACCGCTCCGCCGATTCCGGCCTGCGCGAATCCTGGGACCTGGTTACGCGTCGGATGCGATGGATGGCAGAGAACGCGCCGCTCATGCGCCGGCTCGTCAATTTGCTCGCCCAACACGTCGTCGGCGAGGGAATCAGTTGTTACTCCGCAGCGATCGACCACGTCCCGATCACCGAGGCCGGCGACATCCTACGGCACCCGTTGTTCGCCTTTGGTGATGAGTCCGACGACTGGCACAAACGATGGTCGGAGAATTGGGCCGACGTCGAACGCGGCAAAACGCTGTACGAGATGCAGCACACCAGCGCCCTTGATCTATTCGGCTCCGGTAATAGCCTCTGGCTCGAATGCCGCAAGCGAAACCCTGACGGCATTGCCCCTGTCTGCTATCAGTTACTGGAGCCCGAACAGCTTGACCGCTCGAAAGACCGCCCGGCGTCCAAAGGCGTCAACCGGATCAGTAACGGCATCGAATACAACGCCGACAACGAGGCCGTGGGCTACTGGCTGTACGACGCGCACCCGTACGACGACGGCCAAGCCGGCTTTGCCCTGTCGACTCGGTCCAGCCGCGTCCCTGCCTCGCGGGTGATCCACAGCTACCTGTCCACCCGCGGCTCGCAGCATTTCGGCGTGTCGATCGGCCAGGCCGCTCTGCAATCCGCCCGCGATGCCGATTGGCTCGTAGGTCACGAACTCACATCGGCCGCATTGGCCGCCGGGCTGACCCTGCTGATCAAAGAGGATGACGCCGCCGGCGATCTTGACTTCGACGCCACCACAGACACCAGCCTGTACCCGTGGGCTCAGTCCGAAGAGTACGGCACGCCCAGCTTGCAAGACGTCGGCTTGGGATCCGGCATGGTCGCCACGTGCAGCACAAAGGAAGACGTGCAAGTCGTCGAGTCAAGCCGACCCAACCGGGACGTCGCCCCCTTCGTCAAGTTCATCCAAAACCTGATCGCCATGTCCGGCGGCGTCAGTTTTCACCGATTCACCGGAGACCCGACCGGCGCCAGCTTTGCCACACTGCGAGCCATGATTAACGACGACCGCGCTATGGCTCTCAGGATCATCCACGGGTTAGGTCGCAAGATCGCAGTACGCCCCCGCGTAGCCTTCGACCGTCTACAGGTCGCCCTCGGCCGCTATCAAAGCGTCAGTATGGCCGAGTACCTGCGATCCCCGCACGTGTTCGAGGATTTTGATGTTCTCGGTCCGCCCTTGCGAAACTTGAACCCGAAAGAGGACGTCGAGTCCGCCCGGGCAAGGATCGCCTGCGGACTCTCGACACTGCGGATCGAATGCGGCTTGCTCAACCTGTCCTACCGCAAAGTGCTCCGACAACTGGCCGTCGAACGCGACATTGCAGCCGCTCTACGGCTATCGCTCGACTTTTCCAGCGGGGGCGGACAGGCGCCGGGACGTACAACGACAGACGCAGGAAACGACGGAGGCAACGCTGATGGCCAAGCGTAAATGGAAACTGCCCTGGTTCGGCGGACAAGACGCCCAAGGCATCGCCGATTTGCCGCCCGTCGAATCGCTCTGCCGCGAGGCGTGGGCGATCGAGCCCGGCCACTTTGACCGATTGCTCGCCGCCTACAACTCACCCAGCGCCGCGCCCCCGCTGATCGAATCCGAAGGCACGGACTACCCCGAGCCCGTGATCGTCAACGGAACCGCCATTATCCCGTTGCACGGAGTCATGTCCCCGTCGTCGCCCTGGTATCGCATCGGCACATCAACCGAGCGGTTTGCCATCGCGTTCCAAGCGGCGATTGACAACCCCGAAGTGCAGCGCATCGTGATCCGCGTGAACAGTCCTGGCGGATCCGCGCAGGGAAGCGCGGAACTGTCCGACCTGATCTACCGCGCCCGAGGCAAGAAGCCGATCACCGCTTGGGCCGTCAATGGCATGATGGCTAGCGCCGCGTATTTCGTCGGCTCTGCAGCGGACCAAGTCATCGCCACGCCGAGCAGTATGGTCGGCTCAATCGGCGTGCTACTCGCCCACGTCGACGTGACCAAAGCCGCCGACGAAATCGGCTACAAGTTCACCGTACTTGCCAAGCCCGAACTGAAAAAACTGGGCACGCCTCACGAAGTCCTGACCGACGAAAAGCGGGCCGCTCTGGAAGCCGAAATCATCGACCCGTTTTATTCGCAATTTGTCCAGCACGTCGCCCGCAATCGCGGCGTGTCCGAAGCGGCCGTCCGCTCCGGATTCGGAGGAGGCGGGCTGTTGATCGCCGCCGAAGCCCAACAAGCCAACATGATCGACCGCGTTGCCGACTGGAATGATTTTCTCACCAGCCTAGCCGGCAACTCTACGTCGCCAACTTTCCTACGCAAGGAGAATCCTGCCGTGAAGTACTCGCCCCAAACGCTCGCCCTGTTGTTCGCCGCCGGCGTGATCTCCGGCATGGACGCCAGCAACGAAACCGTCGACGCCGCCGTCGCCGTGTTCTGCCTCGGCAAAGGTGTCGACGTCCCCAAGGCCGAAGCCGACCTGGTCAAGCTGGTCAAGTCCGGCCTGGCCCCCGCCCAGCCCGTCGCGTCGCCGCCGGCGCAGCCCCCCGCCGCCCCGGCTGCAACGCCCGCCCAGCAACCGGCTGGCGACGCGACGCAGATCCAGCAGGCGATCGCCGCCGAGCGGACCCGCGTGCGGAACATCGAGGCCCGTGCCCGCTTGTTCGGACTGGACCCGGCCGCGGAAAACGTCCGCGCCGCGATCGACGCCGGCACCTCTGTCGAAGCGTTCGTCCAGTCCGTTGTCGACGAAGCGATCACCCAGGACCGGCCGCTGCAAACCGTCGGCGCCAACGGCCGCATCGACGCCGGCCCGGCCGAGTTCGACAAGTTTGCATCGGCGGCCGTGGACGCGTTATTGCTCCGCAGCCAAAGCCGCATCCTGGCCCACGCCCGGGCGCAGGATCCGCACAACGCCGCCAACGCCGAGCGGGACACCCGCGACGCGATGGACGCCCAATTGCGCCGGACGGACGCCGTGCGACAAGTCGCCGCCATGTCCTGGCACGACATCGTCCGCCAGGCCGTCACGTCCGCCAGGATCACCGTCCGCGAAAAGACGCCCATTGGCTACGCCACCGCCTTTTTGTCTCTGGGCGGCGCCGGGCATCGCCCGTTTGCCGTCGGTCATGCCCGCATCGACGGCAGCGATCTGATGGCGTTCCAATCGGCCCTGGAAGGCCCCGGCGATTATCCGTCAATCATGGACGGCGTGGCCAACAAGATCGTCATGTTCGCGACGCAGTTAGCCCCGGTCACCTACATGCAGTGGGCCGGCCGCGTGTCCGATATGCCGAACTTCCAGCCGCGCGAGGTGGTGACCTTCGGGGACTTCGGCGAGATGCCGCTGCACGTCGACGGCCGCCCCTACGAGCAATCCGAGCTGCCCAACGAAGCGGCCTGGTTGCAGGCGGACGAATACGGCGACGAGTTCGTCTTGACGCCTCGCATGATCCTGCAAGACCCGATGGACGCGTTGATTCGCGGCCTGGTCTCCAAGCAGGTCGCGCACGAGCGGACGCTGAACCGGCTTTGCATCGACCTGCTGACCGGCAACGTCACCAGCCCGACCACCGGCACGGCGTGTTACTCGCACAGCAACGACGTCAACGATGACGCCGGCCCCAGCGTCACCAGCCTGAAGTCGATCCGCAAGCTGTTGAACCAGCAGACGCGAGTCGGCGGGACCGGGGAAGCCGGCCTGGATCTGGCCGCCATCATGGTCGGCTCCGAGTGGGTTACCGAGGCGCAGATTGTGTGCTGGGAAGTGCCCGGCCAGAGCCTGTACCCGGCCACGCCGAGCGACGTGAATCCGTTCCGCCACATCCGGCCCGTTTACGATCCGATGATCAGCGCGGCCAGTACCGACGGCAAGACCTGGTACGGCGCTGCCGACCCGGCATTGCTGCCCGGAATCGTCTACGGCTTCCTGTCCGGTTACGGCCCCGGAGGCCGGCGCGTGACCTACTTCAATCCGTCGACCGGCGCCCAGCACTTCCAGTTCCAAGGCGCCTTTGGCGCGGCCCTGTTGCATCACGAAAGCTACGTCCGCGCCGACGGCCAGCCGGCAGAGTGAGCGGAACGGCGCTAGCCGCCGGCCCGTAACCAGCAGCCCAAGAAACGACAACGCCGCGGGCTGCGACTACCCGCGGCGTTGCGTGTTGAGGGGCGACGAATCCACTCGTCACCTGTAGAGAGTACCAACGGCGGGACGCCGCCGCAATACCTTTTACCTTTCCGATCGGAGGATAAGCAATGCTTAACCAAGAGAATGTTTTCGTGATCGACTTCAAGCGGTTGATTACCGTTTCCCAGTCGATCGCCTACGAAGGCTTGCTGCAAGAAGTCACCGGCTCGCCGCCCTCGATCACCAACTACAACGGCTTCGCCAAGATCAGCGTCAACGCGACCAGCCAAGCCCAAGCCAACCGGCTGCACCAGGGCGTGCATGTCCCGTTTGCGATTGCCGACATCAAAGAGGTCCGCGTCGTGATGGCCGCTAACGATTTTGGCGCGCTGGTCGAGGCCGGCGTCGGCCTGGCCGACAACCCCACGGATGACCTCGACAACATCAGCGAAGGCGTCTACTGGAAGATCGACCCCGACAACGCCGTGTACATCGAGGCCGACGACAACAGCGACGACGACGTCAGCGTCGCGGCCGGCCAGTCGCTGGGCATGGCCAAACGGGAGTTTGTGCTGGACTTCCACAGCGGAGTGCTGCCGCAATCGCCGCTCAAGGGCGGCGCGGTCGGCGCGCGAGCCCATATCCTGGCCAGCATGACCGACGCCAACGGCCGCTTGAAAGCCGTCGGCCGCGGATCCGTGATCAGCTTGGACGACAGCACCGCCCGGATGCAGTTCTTCGCCCAAGTGTCGAAGGCATCCGGAACCGGCACCGGCGCGATCTTCATCGAGCGAGTGGAGATCTATTACAAGTCGCAGGCCGAAACGGTCACCACGACCACGACGACAACCACCGCCGCGCCTACGACAACCACCGCTGGCGGTTGATCCTGACCACGCACTTGGCACGCTGGAGTGTACGCTTCAGCGTGCCCCCGCTGGAGTCCACGCTTTAGCGTGCCCTGCATCGGACACGCTAAAGCGTGAACTCCAACCAGGAACACCGAACCATGTTCACCTTTGACCGACCGCTAACCACCGGCCAGATCGCCAGCGCCTTGTGCGTCTCGTCGCGCACGGTGTCCAAGTGGATCGACCGCGGGGACCTCCCCGGCTACACACTGCCACCCGGCAATCACCGCCGCGTCCCCGTGCCTGATCTGCTGGCCTTCATGCGCCGCCACGACATGCCCCTGGAATTGCTCCGGGGGCTGACCGACCAAGAGGCCCACGCGTGCCCGACTCCGCTTTCCGTAGCCTGACGCGTTCCGTCATGCAGAACACGCGGCTCAATACCGATTACTTCGCCCAGTCCGTCGACTATCGCACGGGCGACGGCGCACGGTTCGCCGCCGTCGCGGCCCACGTCCGCCACGCCGTGCGACTGGCGACCGACCCGGACACCAACGAAGAAACTGTAATCGAGCAGATCCACGTGGAGCTGGACCGCGAGACCATCACCACTGCGCCGGACTACGGGGACCGGATCTACCTGGCCGGCGACAGCACGCCCTATCTGTACGCCTATAAGGGCACGCATCGGGCAATCAGTTGGAAGGCTACCTTCGAACGCAAACGGACCACAAGACAAGGTTTGTAGTCCCGGCTTTAGCCGGATTTTTAACGCTCACACATTTGATCCGGCTGAAGCCGGTACTACGAGCAAACATGATCGACCTTTGGCTAACCGCCATTGAAGACCTGATCCTAGACGCGCCGGGGAACGAGGCCCCGGACGCCGGCGTCGTCTGGGATTCTACGCTGGACCGGCTCGGGGAAACGGTTAAAGAAACCGCGCGCGACAATCGGTTCTTCTGGGACTACCTGGAAGCCTCCGACGTCGCGCCGTATCGCCCGTTCTTTGTGTTGACTGAGACTGATCTGGACTGGGAAAAGTACAACCTGAACGACCTGGCCGCCGTCGGCTCGGTCGAGGTCGCCTACACCGAAAAGACGCTGGAGACAGCCGCAGACCACAAGGCAGCCAAAGCGTATTTCGCTGCTTGGTCGACCGCTCTGATTCAATCCTGCGCCGAGCGTGCCCGATCGGCAGACGTGCCCATCGCCGCGATTCGGCAGACCGTGTTCCCCCAGCGGACACCGCGCAAGGACCGCAACCCCGACGATTCCGAGACCGATTACTTTTGGGCCGCCTGGCAGTTCCTGATCGGCGATACCGACAGATACAGGTAACAAGCGTGTGCCGAAACTCGCATTCCAAATCACGACCGACCAACCGGCCGACATCAGCGCCCGCGGCTGGCGACGCGCGTTAGTCGCCGGTTGGTTCGCCGTCGGCGTGTACCACGACGAAGTGGTCCAGCCGCGGAAGTTTGAGCCCGGCGCGGAACAACGATACCAGTATCAGGCCCGCTCGAAAAAATACCTGGAGCGAAAACAACGCGGCGGGGAAGCCACTTGGAAAATCAAGGACGGCGGGCGGACACCGCTGGTGTACTCCGGCGTGACACGTACCCGGACGCTCGCAAGGCAACTGCCCCGCGCGTTTCCCACACGGGTCTGGGTCGACATCCCCACGCCGCCTTACATCCAGATGCGACCCGACCGCCGCCGATGGAACATGCCCGCCATGGGCGTCGAGCTGACCAGCGTAACCCCAGACGAAATCCGCGAGATGGAGAAAATCTTCATCGCAGCCGTCGAGGCCCAACTCAACAAAGAGCGCGAAGCCCGCCGCCTGTAACCCTCCCGAGTGCGGGAGGGTCGGACGCGGTAGCGGCCGGGGAGGGTGTTCTTCGGCCAAAAACCAAATGCACTACCAACCAACAAGGACCCGACCATGTCCACCACTACCCTCTTCCTGCCCGCCGGCGTCAAGATCGGATCCGTCTACCTGGCACACGTAGGGACGCAAGACATCGACCAGAACCTGGAAGACCTCTTCGTCCATCCCGCCGGCGACTGGGCGCCAAACTTCAACGGCTCGAAATCCTACGCGCCGGAGATCTCGCTGGAATCCATGGACGTGACCAATGTCCTGGATCTGATGACGATCAACGCGTTGTGCGCCGATCTCTCGGCCGTCGTCGTCGACGTCTATCAACGCTCGGTCGAATCGCACGGCATGGCCTACGACACGGACGAAACGGAACATTTGGTGTTCCGCATGACCAACGATTCCATGTTGTATTGGGATCAGATCACGGTCAACCAAAACGACGAAATCAAAATCAGCAGCAAGATCTGCCTGAGCGACAACGGCAGCAACGAGCCCATTGTCCAAGTGCCATCGCAGGCCATCGAAGACGTGGGCGCGCAGAACGCACCGTTCACGCTCGGCCCGCTGGAGGTCCTGGTCGACGGCGCAACCACGCCGATCGAAATCACCGGCGTCAAACAAATCACTTGGGCGAACAATCCGGAGGTGCTGAAGGAAGCCGCCGACGGCGACGCCACGCCCGGCTTCCTCGCGCTTGCCAAGGTCCGCCCGGTGATCAGCTTCGAGACGACCGACCTGTCGGTCCTCGAATCCAACTTCTCAAGCGCCGACGAAAAGGGCGTCGGGCTAGACCGGGTCACCGTCTGGCTCCGCCGTCGCCGGCCGAATCACATCAACTACGCCGACACGGAAACCGTCCACGCGAAGCTCGAAGCGGACGCCGACGGCGCCACAGGCACCGTGGCCTATCTCAAGTGGACGAAAATCAGCAACTCGCCCGCCAAGGCCGCCGTGCAAATCGCCTTGCACCGCGTCGGCACCGCCGCGTTGTTCGCCTATACCAAGGACGTCGCCATTGTTACCGGCGTCGAAGTGACCACAACCACCGCCGCCCCAACCACAACAACCAGCGCGTAACACAGCGGCAGGGCGCCGGCCCCCTGCCCGTCACCAGCCGGCGGCTAGCGCCGTACCGCTCACCAGGAACCCGAACATGGCAAAAACCAAACGCCTGACCGCTGCCCAACGCCGCGAAACCAAAGAACAGACAGCCGCCGAAGCCATGCTCTGGGCGACGCTAGAAAAGCTCGCCAAGTCCGAATACACCCGCGAGGAGCTGGCCGCCGGCAAGTACCCCGTCGAGATCTTGATCTCGGCCGTGGTCGCCGGCCAAGAGATTGACGTGGATGTTTCGGCCGAAACAAACGTGCAGGGTGGCGGGGAATATCACCCGTCGATCAAGGCCCCGGCCGATCACCTGTTGGCGATCCTCTGGAGCCACCTCCGCCCCGACGATCGCTTACAATTGTCGATTGAATTGCCCAAGGCATTCGAGGCCGACAAGGCCCTGCCGCCGGTAGATGAAGAGCACCTGGCAGCGATCAAGAAATTGACGAACCAACTGACGGCCCGCGGCCCCGCCAAGCCCAAGGCCGGAGCCATCAACGCCACCCGCAAGTGACGCCCCGTTGGAGTCCAGGCTTTAGCCTGCCCCGTTGGAGTCCAGGCTTTAGCCTGTCTTCCAAACACGCTAAAGCGCAACCTCCAACCAAACCACAGGTAACCCCATGGCCGGCTTCCTCTACTTCCTCCCCGCCATCAAAGCCGCCGTCGTCATCGACGGCCGCCTCTCCCCGTCGCTACTTGACCGCTACCGCCTGACCAACGTCCTGCGCGACGTGGGCAAAGTCCCCAACGAGTGCATCATCGCCGAAGTCCCCACCGGCCCCGACGATCGACGCGGCGTGCTACTGTACCCCGTGCCCGTCCATGGAGACCTTCCCCACCCCATCGCCTACGCGCCCAACAAACAGCACTGGACCGCCATCGGCGACGGCGCACACATCGGCTACTACAGCGACGCCCCGCCCCGGCCGATCGACATCGAACGACGGCGGCAGATCCCCGGCTGGGAGATCCGCGACGCCTACGGCGACGGCTGGTCGATTCCCTGCGCACGATCGGCCCGCAACGCCCGCGGCAACCTGCCCTTCGTCGTGCGATGGGACGACAACGCCGCGCCCTATTGCGGCGTGGCCGCCGAACACGCTGAACTCTGGGACGACTCCGCCCGGCTCTGGGATATGGTCCTCGCCGGAGCGCGAGACGAACACAGCGGACTGGCCATGATCGGGGACGGCTTTGACGACGCGGAAGACGCCTTCCTGCTGGACATGGCGCACCGCGCCTTGGCAATCAATTACCGAGTCAGCCCCCGCGAGCTGCGACTGTACGATCAAGCCCGCCCGGACTGGATGACCCAAGTCACCGCGTCCCTAATCGCTAACGCCGTCGTTGACATGCAAGGCCGCCGGCAGTGGGAGGACGCGCAAAAAAAAACCGTTACCCTATCGCCGCCCGCTGGTGTGAGTTCTACGCCTGGCGCCACGGCCGCAACCCCGAACACCAACCCACCCGCGCAGAACTAGCCATCAGCGCGGCAATGGATTTTGACGTAGTGAGCTAACCGCGGCGAGGCCGCAGAGATGAACCATGTACGAAATCCTAGTGCCTGAACTGCGAGACGACCCGGCAGGGATCGGCTACGCGGACATGACAGATGAACAGAGACTGGAAGCGTTCTACGCTGACACGCAGACTGCCGTGGTTTCGACCCGTGCGACGTGGCGAGCGATGTTGGCTGCTTTGGGGCCAGAAATCACGGCCACGATCAAAGCGAAGATCGACGCGGCAGCCCAGACCAATCCAGCTATCGCGTTGGCAGCCGACATGCTCACAACCTACAGCGACGGAGGTGGATTAGACATTGGGCATCATTACACGCGAGCGGTGATCGACCAGCTTGTTGCAAGTTCGGTGCTGACGGAACCGGAGGGAAGTGCCATCAAAGCGATGGCCGAAACGAAAACCAGCCGTTCCAAAATCCTCGGCATTTCTCCGGCAGACGGCCATTTCTCCAGCGCACGACGAATGATTGAGGAACAACAATGAGCGTCCTAGGCTACATCAGAAAAACACTAGGCGGTACTCCTATCGTATGGGGGCAACCTAGCGCGGCAGGTGTGACGAACGACATCACGCTGGAAGCCCTAGCGGCAGGTTCGGGACGTATGGGCGTCTATGCGGACCTGGGCGAGTATTGGGACGAAGACCATCTGCTAGAAGCGATTATGGAGTCGGGCGGTTCTGCCCCGACGGCTGGCGGCAACGTGGATGTGTATCTCGTTTGGAGCCGTGACGGCACTACTTGGCCTGGAGGCGTTAGCGGCGCTGACGCTGCTTGGCCCGCAGACGGCAATGAGAACGAATGGGGATTGCAACTTGGCCTACCGTCAATCAGTGTAGTCAGCACCAACGACGCCGACACGACGCAGAAGCAAAACCCCGTTGTGATTCGTGCCCGCGCGCGATACGTCACGGTGGTTGTGGATAACAACTGGGACCAAGCGTTACGCGATAACGCAACGTCAACGGACCATGCAAGCCGCGTGAAACTGACGCCGATTCGGAGCCTAGCCGCAGACGCACTATGAGCCTAGCACTCGCACGCCTACCATCTGTAGCCGAGA